GACTCTTCGCAATCTAGACAATTACCCAAACCTACCGGCTGAATGGCTAAGATCCGCACTAGAACAAACGACGCCGGGTGCTGTGCCCGGTGATCCGGGCTACATTGAAGTCAGGGGGCCAGAAACAGGCAAAGTATTAGCATGGAACGATCTCAATCTGCTTGGCAACAAAATTCACGACAGCGCCACTATTGCGACCGACACGAGCCCAACTACCACAGACTGCATATTGCCGCCAGAAGTGCTAACGATGTATGATCTAATGAATGACCAAGATCCCGCTGTGCGCCTCATAGAACGCAATCAGGCCATACTTGGTATACAATCGGTGGATATCAATGTATCTATAGACTACTCCGAGCTGGATGATGTTGGCCTATGGAGAGGAGCAAGCCAAGATCTTGAATTTACTGATGATTACTACGGATCGTCATACACGAATGATAAACAGAAGGGATACTTGAATCAATACAGATATGTCAACCTTCCCGTACAAGTAACTACATCATTTACAGGTGTATCACGACAGCAATATCCATCAATGGCGCTCTTTGAGGAGAACGCCGTAAGAGGTTTCCCGGTAAGCGATATTACATTTTCTAGAGTGTCTGGAGTTAGAGAAGACACCAACGTATCGCCAACCTATTATCGCAGATGGCATGAGGTCGGAATGGGTCACGGCACAAATACCGCAGGTAAAATTAGGCTGGCTGCAAAGAAGAATGTATCACCACTACCCTCCGAAATCAATAACTACTATGTGTGGGACTTGGGTGAGCGTAATTATTTGGTAGATATAAGTACCACCGGGGGCTCAACGGGAGGCGATAATGTTGAGGTTACGATGACATACCAAAACGACTGTAGTGATATCGTTATAGTAAAGGATACAGACGGGGTTAAAAATCTACCATATCCAGAAATACCATACTAGGAGACCTAATGCCTAAGCGAAGATCCCAAAGAAAAAATAACAACAAGCAGCAGCAAAAAAGATGCGCTAGGAAAAAATTAAGACCAAAAACCGAGAATCAAGAAGAATATATACGGGATATGTGCGAATCCGCCATCACGTTTTGTTGTGGGCCAGCGGGGTCTGGTAAAACGGCGGTAGCGGTTGGGCTTGCTTGTGAGTACTTGCTAGAACAGAAAGTAGAAAAGATAATTGTCACAAGACCCGTGGTTGAATCTGGCCGTGGCCTTGGTTTTCTACCCGGAAGCCTGACGGAAAAAATACAACCATACTTGGTTCCAGTCGTAGAGGAGATGAAGCTCTATCTAAGTCCCGAAACATATCATTCCTACAGGGCCATGAATGTAATAGAAATGTGTCCACTAGAGTACATGAGAGGTAGAAATTTTCATAACTCGTTTATGATCTTGGATGAGGCGCAGAACGCTACGTATGAGCAAATCAAGATGTTTCTTACTAGAATTGGCAAGTCGTCTAAGGCCGTTATTAATGGCGACATAGAGCAAACGGATCTTTGTGGCGGCGCCAATGGCGGTCTTAGTTCATGTATGGACAGACTAGAGGACATCGAAGGAGTAGCCATGTGTGAGCTAGACTCTTCAGACATTGTGAGAAACAGTATAATATCTAAAATTCTTTCAAGATTATAAAAAATATTTGCAATTTCGATATCTCCAATAGATAATTGAGTAACAATCTCTACAAGAAAGGCTGATGGCTATGCCGTTGCATGATTATGAATGCACCAAGTGCGGAAAATTTTTTGAAAGCGTTTATCAAAAATTTGAAGAAGATCCGTTAACAGCATGTATGGCGTGTGGCGAAGAAACTTTAAACAAGGTTTTTGCTGTGCCAACCTTCTTTGTGAAAGGGGAGCCCACCACGGTAGGGCAGATTGCGGAAAAAAATACAAAAACAATGGGTCGCTATGAATTGCAAGAAAAGAAGGCCGTTGATAATAAGGCTAACGAAGAGCAAAAAAACAAAACGGCAATTCATCGCAAGATAAACAAAATGACCCCACAGCAAAAAGCTGACTGGATAAGAAGGGGAGACTAATGCAAGAGGATATTCCGAAGAGAGAGAGGCCGCACCACGCAACAATTTTATTTCAAATTAATATACGAGAGATGAATAAAAGCGGGGAGCTTGTTTCTAAGCCTATGAGAGACGACCAATTAAGAAAATATGGGATTGGGACAAGGGGACAGTTTTTGGCGTCGGGCCCAACCGAGGCGGCATGTGTGAAAGAGGTACAAAAAATAATGGAGAGATTGAATGGCTAGATGGGAAAACGAAGACGTATCTGACTTAAATCTTCCTGATCCAGAGAAGATAGAAACCACATTTATTGGACTACATGGCGAAGAGACAACAGAAGATAAGGCAATGGCTAAGCGTGTTGAGTCTTCAAATGGCTCTGTTAGATTCTACGTAAAATATGGTAGAAATGAATTGCTAGATCCACATAATGCCGACTCCTCATTCGCGGTCGCAAGAAGACGAACACATTTATATAAGTTTAAAAAGGTTTCAAAAGATACTTTTGACAACTATACAACGTATCTGAAAAATAAAAACAGACTGTACTTTACTAAAGCTCGACGGCTTGTAATGGAGAACTAATATGAAAAAGGGTCCACTATCCAAGAAAGAAAAAGAATTTATTGATAACAACGTTGCCATTGGTGTGCCTGATTTAGCAACTAAGCTAGATAGGTCCACAGCAGTTGTGTCTAGGTACGTTGAAACCATTACGGATGACTCCAGCACCACATCCACCCACAACCTTTTTGCAAGAAAAAAGGAGAGGGGCGTTACTGTTATGACAGAGGCTGCCTCAATGGCTAGCGACGACAATAAAAAGGCTAGAAAAACAGAAATGCCCGCTAGACACAAGGGGGCGATCCATAAAATCAGGGAGGACGGTCGGTGATATGTACCAGCTTTGACGGGTATATGAAGCGCCTTTGCCACGAAGAGCTAATGATCAGTTGGGTTATTACGCTAACGGATGGAACAACGGTTTACGGTGACTACGAAAGACCCGGAGTTGATAACCCTTGGATTAGACTAAGGGACCATTGTGAAAAACACGACGTGGTGCCGAGCAAAGTGGAGCTTTATATGTTCGGCGCAGAACACAAGGTTTTTTTCGAAGATGAAAATGGACTAGATGGTTTATTTGTGATGAGGGGTGTGGCCAAGGATCAAGCCATGGACGGATCACACTCCCAGTCGTTTCAGATACTAACGGTTGGCTTACTAAGAGATGATTGCGAATACATAGACGTGTCAAAGTATACTTGGCCCCACAATAATTTTGAACAAAAAGAATCTGTGCGTGGCCTTTCTGTAAAAAATTTGGAACAGATGATATTTAAAAATGGATCAAGGAAAAAAGAACACGAAGAGGTTCAAAAGTATCTCAACTGGGCAGCCATGTGATGCAGCTCAGTATGCCGCAGAACTTGTGTGCACCAGACGCAGAGAAAAAGAAAACAAGGGAAGTCTGGAATATAAGTTTTGGAACAAGTCGCATAAGGACCAGTATCAGGTTCAAGTCAGAGTGGCCCGTAAATTGATAAAGAAATTTGGAGAAGAGCCGTTAATAAAATATCTCATGGGCCCCAGCGGAAAAAACGTTTTCTCGTTGGGCTTTCTACATAAAAGTAAAAAATTTGTTTTATCATTAAGATTTGTTGAGGCTGGCGTTGCCAAATGTGCCGACAATCTAAAAAAAGAATCGTCCAAACAGAAGAAGACGATAGAAATTGCAGAGACCATGAGATATAAACCAAGAAAGTCTCACCAAAAAAATACTTTATTTTCAAAACTTAGGAACATTGAGGATGACAAAACAAAAGAGACCTGAATATCTGACAAAGATGATTAAAGAGTACGGTAACATAATTTCTACCGGACTTGAAGTACTCGAAGAGAAAAAAAACTACAAAACCATTTCCATTAGTCCCGCCATTGATATTGCGTTGGGCGGTGGTGTCAAAGAGGGGTCATGGCTGACACTTACTGGAGATCCTAAAAGCGGTAAAACAACTACCGCAATGCAAATCGCCGCTAACTGCCAGAAAGACGGCAGGCCGATCATTTATCTGGATGCTGAAGGTAGACTTAAGGACATGAATTTTGAGGTTCATGATCTAGACCCCAATAAAATGGAGATCGTGCATCCAGACGATAAGCCTCTTCCAGCGGAGGATTTTTTAGAAGCCGCACATAAACTTATGAGTCATCCAGATTACTATGGCGCGGTTTTGATTATTGATTCAATATCTTCACTAATTCCCAAAAGAGAATTAGACTCAGATTTTACGCCCGGAAGAGCTGGACTTCCCAAGATTCTATCTATCTTTACAAAAAAAATAGGCCAGCTTCTCCCCAGACAGCGTGGCCTTGTTATAGCTATCACTCACTATATTGCCAATACTGGCGGATTTGGTAAAGCTAAAATGTCTGACGGGGGCAATAAGATTCAATATCAAGCAGATACCAGAATGGAGATCGCTGGAGGCGGCGAGAAGATATCGGCTGTCACCCCGTGGGTAAATTCCAACAAGGATAGAATCGGACAAGTTGTAAACTGGAAAATTATTTGCTCGTCTATGGGGGCTCCGGGTGGCCAAGTTCAAAGCTGGATTAGATATGGTCACGGCATAGACAAGACTCAAGAAGTATTAATGCTTGCTCAGGATGTGGGCATGATAGACAAGGCCGGGGCTTGGGCCACATGCACTTTCATGCTTGAACACAAGGACTTAGCAAAAGAGATCAAGCCGGAGCTAAACACAGAAGACGATGAGGCTATTCTAAAAGCGTTTAAATTTCAAGGACAAGATAAGCTGTATGGCTTTATCGCAGATAATCCTAAAATAGTTTCCCTGCTGGAACAAGAAATTAAGGAAATGCTACGGTGAACGGAAGCTTTGAGGATACATTTTCAATGGTTTGGCTTATGGGTCACAGGGGCGATAGAGATCCACTAAAGATATACGAGAAGTTTTTGGCGTGTAACTTATATAAATGCATAACGCGGTATAACAATACCTTGACGAGCACCTACGAAAGAATTGTCCTTGCCTACGAAAAGTCTGGAGTTGATATACAAAATATATCTCAGGACACAATCATCACATATGCCGGTGATTTTGGGCTTAAGGAAATGGGACCAAAGAGGGGGCGATGGAGGGGTTATGAGTTATCGGGAGCTGGCATGGGTTCTTTTTTAGTAGTTGATGTAGAGTCCATACTTGAAAAATTTGATCACTGGTTTACCCCAAATCTAGAAAAAAAAATACATGATCGCATTTACCCTCTCCCGCTTGGTATATACACCCCAAATTATGCGCGAACCTTAGCCAAAACCACAAGCGAGCTTCAGGCCATTCCCAAGACGGAGTTGTGTTACGCTAACTTTAGCATGACAGTAAACTATAGGATACTAGTGGCTGAATGGGCACATCAACAGCCCTATATTAATTGCCATTTTCCTAAACGGCTTCAGACACAAGGCCAAAAATTAGAAATGGATATTTTATCAGATGAGCCATTATCGCAAGACACCCTTTTACAAACGCTTGCATCACACCAGTTCGCAATTTGTCCCATTGGAAACGGATTGGACACACACAGAATGTGGGAATGTATACTGACCAATACGGTTCCCATTGCCCAAGACAATTATGCCAATCGCATCTTTTCAAAAATATGGCCCATGATCCTAGTGCGAAGATATGAACGATGCAACATATTGACAATGATGGAAGAGTTTGAAAAAATTCATGGCGATGAAATCCAATATGATCACGGCCTACTACTGAAGCAAAACCTGCCAGAACTCATGGAAAGAATCAAATATGAATGTCAAAGGTCTTGATGGAAGGGAACACAGATGGAATCCTTCATCCAAAGAGGCGAAGACAGATAAAAGGTCGTCCCTACATAAAAAGGCAAAAGAAGTGCTTGACAGCGCATTTCCATATGATAGAATACTAGAGGAAGTATCTTTACCGGGAACCAGAACGAGCGCCGGTGGGGGCACACTAAGAGCAGACTTTTTTATACCGAATCGAAATTTGCTTGTAGAGGTGCATGGCGAACAGCACCATAAATTTAATAGCTTCTTCTACAAAAATAAACTAAGTTTTTACAGAGCTAAGGCCCGTGACTCTAGAAAAAAAGAATGGTGCGAGCTGAACGATATCACGTTAATAGAATTTAATTACGACGAGGATATAGATGACTGGCGAAGAAAAATTAAATGAATTCGTGCAAGCTATTGACGCATGGGTAGAATCTAAATACGTACACAGTTCCAAGCCGAGAGAGGAGCCAATACAGGCTCTGAGTTTTACCAAAGATAGAATTCAAAGCCTTACTAGTGACGAATGTGCGTGCTATGCGTATGAACTATACGCCTACGCAGAATATATAGAAACCTTAAGAACAAAAGAAAATGCAATTTTAGAATGGGCAGATTCCAGTATTTGGTATATAATATCTACAGTAATGCAAAACTACGGAACCCAATACACTAAGTGGCAAGAGAAGTACTACTCAGCTATAAAAGAAAACCCACTAGCCGCTCAAATATTAAAAGTGAAAAACCATGCAGAGGCGAGAGTCAAAGTGCTGGACGGCAAAGCTGACCGCCTGCAAAGTATGGCAAATATTTTGACAAATTTATCCAGAAGGAGATAAGCGTGGACAAGATAGAAGAAGCCAAAAAATTATTAAAGACAGCAATAGAAACCGATGACGCAGAACTTGTGTCTTTAGCCAACAAAATATTACAGCAGGCAGACAAGAAAACAGAATCCGAACTACCTGACCAAGCCGTGGGGAGAAACGTTAGTACCGAAGACTTCGTTGCCCCCATCACAAAGCCAGACAAAATGCCTACCCACAAGGGGTCGCCCGTTAACGACGTGAGTAATAGAGTTAATCAATTTGTGGATGATGGCTCCGAAGCCAAGGACGTATTAACTCCTGACTTTCAGCCCGTTGAACGTCGCCGCCCATCAGTCAAGAAAGTAGATCAGGTCTGCGGACGATGTAATAAACAGTATTCAGTTCACCCCACACATGTTCGAGAGTTCTTCACCTGCGACAAATGTCTAAAAAAATAAATAAAAAACTGGAAGACTTAGCTGCGGAAAGAGCCGTGTTATCGGCCCTTTGCCAGTATGGCTTAGATGCTTTTCTAGAGGTTGACTTCATTGACGGTGATCATTTTACCGACACGATGAATCAGCTTTTATTCCACTGTATACATAAGTCAATCTCAGAAAACACTAAGGTGGAACTATCTTCTATACTATCTGCTGCAAACGACTTGGGTGTATACGATCAGATTAACACAAAAGAGGAAATAGGCTTTCTTAGGTCTCTCTTTAATTTTCCCATCCACAAGGAAAATGTTGGCTCGCACGCAGCAAAAATAGCAAAGCTTAAATTAGCGAGAGACTTAAAAAAGACACTCAAAGCCTGTGAGAAGGATCTTGATTCGGTTACTGGTGACGAAGACATCATGGACCTAGTGGCAAAGATTGAAGAGCCACTTTTAGATGCCACTGGTGACATATATCAAAACTCCAGCAATAAAACAGAACTTCTTGGAGACGGTATCGACGAATATGTTCAGCATCTCACAGAAAACGTGTCTGATTTTGCTGGCATCCCAAGTGGATTCTCTCGGTTTGATATGGCTATTGGCGGAGGGCTCCGGAGGAAGTGCGTAGACCTAGTTGCCGCCAGACCAAAGGTTGGTAAATCTATGTTTGGTGATGCCGTGGCGATGCATGTTAGCTCCAACCTTAATATTCCGGTACTTGTCTTGGACACAGAAATGTCTAAAGAAGACCATTACAACCGTATCCTTGCCAGCATTGCGGGCGTAGAGATCAACAAAATTGCAACCGGACAATTTTCTGAAAACGAAATAGACAAGGAAAAGGTTAATAACGCAAAGCTTAAAATGAAAGAGGTGCCATACCATTACATTAGTATAGCCGGGCAATCGTTTGAGGCCATACTTAGCATGATGCGCAAATGGATTTATCAGCATGTGGGATTTGATGAGAATGGCGTTACAAGAGACTGCCTCATCGTCTACGACTATTTGAAGCTAATGGGCTCTGAGGGGATCAGTTCTTCAATGCAGGAATATCAGGTTCTTGGGTTTCAGATCACCAAGCTTCACAACTTCATGGTTAAATATGATGTTCCGTGCTTGGCGTTTGTTCAATTAAACAGAGATGGTATTACTAGAGAATCAACTGACGTGGTATCCGGTTCAGATAGACTAATTTGGTTGTGTACCAGCTTTTCTATATTCAAAATGAAGTCCGACGAAGAAATGGCCGACGACAACGCAGAGAACGGAAACAGGAAACTTGTGCCTGTTGTGGCTAGACACGGGGAGGGTCTCGATGACGGCGACTACGTAAGCATGAAAATGTTTGGCAAATATGGCAGAATAGAGGAAGGACTTACCAGAAATGAAATTCACCAAAATGCGAGATCTAGAGCGGAAGGGTTTGAAATAGATGAAGACATTGAGTCAGAATCAAATATCCAAGATCTGTGAAAGCCTATTTGAAGACTTGCCGAAATTATTGGATGCGTTTGGTGTTGAATACATAGAGTATCCAAATAGATATTCATTTGCGTGTCCTGTGCATGGTGGAGACAACCCAGAGGGATGTAGTATTTTTACTGATGGAACATCATCAAAGGGAAACTGGCAATGCTGGACACACCACTGTGAAGAAGAATACACCAACAACCTATTTGGATTCGTTCGTGGAATGGTGTCTGAACAAAGGTCAAAAAAAATATCACTAAATGAAACCGCAGCGTTCTGCACCCAGTTTCTCGACACCACTTTGGATAAATTAGATGTTCCAGTATCTAAACCGAATCAAGACTTAAAAATTTTAGAAATATTTAAAAGATGTATACACAGAGAGCATTCGGGAATATCGAGAGATGAGATTAGATCTAAGATAAACATTCCCTCCAAGTACTATATTGACAGAGGTTTTAAGCCAGAAACACTAGATGCATTTGACGTAGGTTTGTGTGAGGAGAAATACAAACCTATGTCTGGAAGAGTTGTTGTGCCGATATATGACGAAAACTATAGCTATGTGGGGTGTGTGGGTAGAGGTATTTCCCCAGAAATGAAACCAAAATGGCTACATAGCAGTGGGTTTAAAAAGAATGTGCTGTATGGGCTAAACATAGCATATAAGTATATACAAGAAAAACAGTCTGTGGTACTGGTTGAAGGGCAGGGGGATGTCTGGAGAATGCACGAAGCTGGCTGTAAAAATTGTGTTGGTATATTTGGCTCAAGCATAAATGATGAACAATTGTTGCTCCTTGAACAAAGCGGAGCCATGAATCTAATAATATTGACTGACTCGGACGATGCTGGTAACAAGGCATACCTACAAATAATGAAAAAATGTGGAAGAAGATTTAATTATTATAGGCCGGAAATTTCAACCAAGGACGTGGGAGAAATGACCATCGAACAATTACACACTGAACTCTTTCCCCAAATAGAAGGAATGATATAATGAATAGTAAAATTCTTGCATTCGCTGGCCACAAACAGGCCGGTAAAACCGCGTGCTCAAATTTTATACACGGCTACCAGCTCCGAGCGCAGGGTGTTATAAATACATTTAACATAACTACTAAGGGTGAGCTTATTGTAGATACAGTTATAACTAATCCGGATGGGACGGAAGAGCGAGCACATGCGGCTCTAGATGTAAGCAGAAATGATGAAGAATTTGCCGCGTGGGCAATGTACAACATGTGGCCATACGTGAAAAAATATTCTTTTGCTGCTCCGCTGAAGGAAATTGCTACAACCCTATTTGGCCTTAAGTCTGAACAGGTGTACGGCACAGAGATACAAAAAAACACTAAAACATGGTTCAAGTGGGAAGACATGCCGGGAGTTATTACAGACAAGGCAGCAACAAAGCATAAAGATATTCAGGCGGCAATCGAAGAAGGAAGAATCCAGTATCATAAGCCGGGCAAAATGACTGCTAGAGAATTTTTACAGTTTTTTGGTACTGATATATGTCGCAACATCTTTCCGGACATCTGGCAAGAGAGACTGATAAACAGTATAGCCGCAGAAGGGCCACTGGTGGCAATTATTGACGATTGCAGATTTCCAAACGAAATAGAGGCAATTCAGGCAGCTGGTGGAAAAGTGGTACGTCTTACTCGAAGTCCACACAAAGATGGGCACGCAAGCGAAACTGCTATAGATGGTTACAAGAATTTTGATGCAACGATTGACAATGCGAAACTTTCCATGCATGAAACTAATGTGGAAATAATCACGCTGTTGGGTGAGTGGGGCTGGCTAGGAGAGTCGGTTAAGCCGCCGGAGCTGAAGCCGAGGACCCCAGAACCCGAACATCCGAAACACCCACTACAATCGAGCGATGAGCCCGAATTAGTGGGCGGCATACACACCATAAAAAAGGAATCCGAATGATAGTTACATATATACGTAGCTCTTCTTACAACAATTACGATTACTGCCAGATGCAATACTTTATAACGTATGTTCTGGGACATAGATCTATATCAGGCAAGAAAGCACAATTGGGAACGATTGTTCATAAGGTAATGGAGTGTCTGGCAGCCTGCAAGAAGGAGCTACAAGAAACAAATAAAAAAATAGGGCTCTCCATAACAGACGATGCTCTTGGTGAAATAAAGTTTACGGCAAAAAAACTATACACTAAGAAGTTTGTCAAGGATTTGCTTGACTCAAGTTACCAATATTATACCGAGAGCTGTACGCATAGCTACAGCGGAGCCGATTTAAGGTTTTGCAAAAAGTCCGTTGATGACGCCCTCTCCTATAACGATGGGCAATTTGACCCTCGCAACAGAAATGTGGTGGCATCAGAGCCACAATTTGATATTCCAATTGAGGAAGACTGGGCAAAATATGAATACACAATGCCAAATGGAGAAAAGGTTACGGGCCAGTTAGCTATCAAGGGAACTATAGATCTGGTGACGGAAATAGATGATGGAGTAATCGAAGTAATAGACTGGAAAACGGGAAGAAGGCTGAATTGGGCTACGGGAGAAGAAAAAACTTACGAAAAATTACTTGAAGATCCACAACTCTTATTGTATAATTATGCAATATCCAAGATGTTTCCAGAATACGAACAGGCAATTATGTCGATATTCTATATTAGGGACGGTGGTCCATTCAGTATGTGTTTCGATAAGGCCGATCAAACAAAGTTCTTAGGTATGCTGGAAAAGAGATTCAAGCAGATAAAAAGAAATGATTCTCCAATGCCTATTTCAAGAAATAGATCCCACTTCAAGTGTACAAAGCTGTGCCATTTCTATAAAAACAATTGGCCCGGAACAAATATGTCTATGTGTGAACATGTAGATGAGCACTTGAAGGCATGTGGAGAGCAAGAAACGATAGAAAGCTGTAGCCGAGAAGGATTTGAAATAGGATACTATGAGGCACCCGGATAATGATTGAAATAAAGATAACAGAAGAAATGAAGAAGCGGGCTTGGAGCAAGGCTCGCAGCATGGGAGAAATTAACAATTCGATCACAAAAGGCGGCGGTAACATTGCTGGTTTTTTGGGTGAAGAAATCGCTAATAAGATTATTAAAGGTGATATCAATAACACATATGATTATGATATAATTAAAAATGGTGTTACATACGATGTTAAAACAAAAAGATGTACTAGCGAACCCAAAGAATATTACGAGTGTTCCGTCGCCGCTTTTAACACTAGGCAAAAATGCGATCATTATGTTTTCGTTAGGGTGGAAAACGTAAAGGGAAAATGGGGGCGTGCGTGGATACTGGGCTCCTATGAAAAAGATAAGTACTTCAAGGACGCTAGATTTTTGAAAAAGGGACAGATCGACGGAAACAACAACTTTAGGGTAAAAGCAGATTGTTATAATATCGCTATTAAGGACCTGAAAGACGTATGAGCTGGATACCAATAAACTGCAAGACGCACTTTAGTTTGCTTCAAGCGTTCTCTAAGTGCGAAAAATTGGCCCAAAAGTGTAAAGAGTATGGATATGGAGCGTGCGTCATATCCGACATGAATACTGTTTCTGGGGCTGTAAACTTCCATCAGGCATGTCGTAAGCACGGCATTAAGCCCCTGTTGGGATGTGATTTCGGGGACTACATTCTCATAGCGAAAAACAAAGATGGGTGGCTAGATCTAATTAAAATTGTATCACAGCACGATCTGGAGATACTCAAAAATGGAGCCAGTCAAGGCAATCTTATTTGCGTCACCAGAGACATGCAGCCCGGATATAAAAAACTATTTGGCCCTAATTACTTTTGCTACAATTACGACACCCACAAAGTATATTATGTGACACAAGACGAAGCCGAAGCCCATCGTGTTATTTTATGTTCTGGAATGAAAACAACATTACCTAAAGCAAGGGCCAAACTCAAGAAAGGCGAAGAAATTGGACATCAAGAGTTTTTTGAATCGGATGGTTTTTATCTTCCGTCTCCCAAAGAAGTTGAGGACAGCAAGAAAAACATAGATCTATTAAATAAAATAGCCGACATGTGTGAAGAATATGAAGTCACAGGAAAACCGATGCTTCCCAAATTTGAGTGTCCCGAAGGATTCAACGAGGACCAATACATAAAAGAACTATGTAGGCGTGGGTGGCGTGTGAGACTAATGGAAAAAGGTGTCGTTTCCGACCCAGAAAAAAAACAAGAGTATCTAGACAGGGTTAATCGGGAGCTTGAGGTTATTTTTAAAGCTAGTCTGTCTGGGTATTTTTTGATTGTGCAGGATATTGTAAACCACATCAAGGATCAAGGTTGGCTGGCTGGTCCCGGTCGTGGATCAGCTGCGGGATGTTTGATATCTTATCTTTTGGGTATCACAGAAGTCGATCCTATCCGGTATGATCTTATTTTTGAAAGATTTTACAACGAAGGAAGAAACTCAGAAGATCATATTTCACTACCAGACATTGATGTAGATGTTCCGGCGGAGCATCGTGACGAGATCATAGAATACATCAAGCAAAAATATAATCCCGACAACGTGTCACAAATGATTACATTTGGTAGACTTCAGGGACGAGCAGCACTAAAAGAAGTATTAAGGATTAACGATGCTGTGTCATTCGCTGAAATGAATGAGATAACTAAGTGTATTCCAAATGAAGCAGACATATCTGACCAATTGGAGATCATGGAAGATAGATCTATAATCAAATGGACACTGATGAATGAGCCGGAAGAACTAAAAGAATGGTGTATTATGGATGAGCAAGGCGGCTTGGATGGATCGCTGGCTTCACTGTTTGATCAAGCCATTAAAATTGAAGGCACTAATAAGTCACAGGGCAAACATGCGGCTGGTGTAATTATAGCCAAAGAAAGACTCAAGGATATATGTCCGATGACGCTGGATAGAAGCGGACAAACTATAGCCGCCTTTGAAATGAACGATCTGGAAAATCAAGGACATGTTAAATTTGACATTCTAGGAATAGATTTATTAAGCAAGATAATGGATATAACAAATGAATAAACTTAAGACGAACGCCCAGCGAGGCGACTACAAGTCCGTAATATTTTCCGGCTGCTCGATTGAGTGCAACGGTGTCTCAATATGCAATCTTAGAGATCATAACACTAGTAGCACAGGAAATGGGGGATCTAGATATCAGGTATGGTCAGATAGGTACAGGTGTTATGATATGTTCTATAACATAGACGATGCCGTAGACAAGTTTCTTGAGCTAAAGCAAAGGAGATAATCATCAATTATCGCGATATTATAGTTTTCGACTTTGAGACGGGTGGCGCTAATCCACACACCTGTCAACCAACCCAAATTGCCGCCGTTGCCATACACGCCAGAAAGCTAGAGATTCAGCCGGGCGGAACTTTCAACAGCGAGATCAGACCCATTATAGATGATGACAAGGCTATCGAGGCAGGTGTTGGACCACTCGAAGACAAAGCGCTAGAGATAACAAGAAAAACAAGAAAGGAACTAGCTAAGGCACCGCTTCCTAAGACAGTTTGGAACAAGTTCGCCAAATTTTGCGATAGGTATAATTTTAAGAAGACTTCTTATTATGCGCCAATTGCCGCCGGATACAATATCAATGGATATGATATGCCAATCGTAGAACGCATGTGTCAGCAATACGGCCCTATTGACGAAAAGAAGGGATGTCAAAAGATATTTAATCCCATCTTCACCATTGATGTCATGCAACATATTTATTGTTGGTTTGAGAATAATCAAGATGTTAAAGGGTATAGTATGGATTACATGCGTGATTATTTCGGAATGAGTGACCAGAGCAAGGAAAACGCGCATGATGCACTACAAGACGTAAAAGATACCGCCAATCTTATGATAAAGTTCTTGAAGCTGCAAAGAGGGCTGTTGAAAAAAGTTAAATTTGAGAAGGCTTTTGCCAAGGGCGAGGTTTACGTTTAGATGAATGATTTTGATATCAATAATTTTGAAGATGATAATGTTTGGGATTTAATTTGTGATGGTCAAACTAAAGGGGTATTTCAGCTAGAATCCCAGTTGGGAAGATCTTGGGCCAAAAAGGTCCAGCCACGCAATATCAATGATTTAGCTGCATTAATATCCCTCATTCGTCCCGGTTGTCTAAGAGCTGTGACGGATGGCAAATCCATGACACAACACTATTGCGACAGAAAAGCCAACAAAGATCCTGTCACTTATCCAGACGATTCTCTTACGGATATTTTGTCTGAGACATACGGCGTTCTTGTTTACCAAGAGCAGTCTATGATGATAGCTCAAAAATTGGCTGGGTTTGACCTCAAGGAAGCCGATGATCTTCGAAAAGCCATCGGCAAAAAGAAAGCCAACCTAATGGAAAAGGTGAAGGGAGCATTTCTCAAGGGAGCTGAGAAAGAGGGGGTTGTCACTAAAGAGATTGCAGAGGAAATCTTTTCTTGGATCGAAAAGTCCAATAGATACGCATTTAATAAGTCACACGCAGTGTCATATGCAATCAATGCTTACTGGAGCGCGTATTGCAAACGATATAGGACCGTGCGATTCTATGTGTCTTACTTAAACCATTCTGATCGGAAACCTGATTCCCAGAAAGAATTGAAAGAGCTTATTGTAGATGCCAAGCTTTCAGATATTGAGGTTTATCCGCCCAGACTTCAGCACCTTTACACAGACTTTTGCGCAAAGGACCAAAGAATATATTTTGGAATGAGGCACATTAAACATGTGGGAGAAAAAGAGTGCCAAAAAATAGAAGACATATGTAATGAAAAAGACATTTCGTCCTATGCGTGGATGGACATATTAACACGAGTTATACATAAAACACGGCTAAACAAAAGAGCGGCTATCGCTCTCATATCCGTAGGGGCGTTTAATGGTGCAAACAACACCATGGATCGAGAGCAAATGTTGTATGAATTTGATAGCTGGAAAGGCTTAACCGCCAGAGAGCAAGAATATATTGCTAATGCGCGAGATAGCTATGATAAAGATACCACTCTTTCGGAATGTATTGGGGACATGATTAATAATAGCAAGATTAACAGCCGAAGACTTACCACAGTTCTTGCCATTAAACAAATGTTGGACAAGCCCCCCCACGACCTAAAGGACAACATTCCTTTAATAGCGCAAAACGAGGAGAAGTACATGGGGTGTGCACTTACTTGCAGCAGAACAGATGCTATTAATATAAATTTTTCAAGTTCTTTGTGTCGAGATATTATAAAAGGGGCGATAACTGGTAAGACAAATGTTGTTGCTCAAGTTAGTTCTGTAAGGGAGTATAGGACCAAACGCGGTAAAAATCCGGGCCAATTAATGGCCTTCTTGTGCATTGAAGATAGCAGCGGATCATTAGATTCAGTGACAATCTTTCCAGAATCTTATGGAAAATACAGGGACTTGTTAATAGAGGGCAATACTGTTTTGATGGCTGGAGAAATTTCTAAAAAAGAAAACACTTCATTGATAATAAATAAAGTTTCGCAAATTTGAAAGGGTGTAGATGAATAGATGTCATTTTTTAGGGAGGTTGACTCAAGATCCCGAGGTCTATGATGCGCAAGGCACGCAAGTAGTACAATTCATCTTGGAGATTGAAGAGTATAGAAAAGACAAGCACGGCTCCAAAAAAAGGCGTGTAGACCTATTGGACTTTGAAGCGTGGGACTCAGCGGCTCACGCAATAAGAAAATACGCTAGAATAGGGGACATCATGGCTGTTGAAGCAATAGCCAGAAGGGACAGAGATGACTTCATAACCTTTAGGGTTACTACATTCAAGATTTTGCCACAGGATGATTTTGACGAATAATGAAAAATAAAAAAGTTTTGTTTTGCTCGGAGGCTTCGTGGCTAACAACTGGCTACTCTGTGTACACAGGGGAGGTTCTATCGAGACTGAATCAAGTGGATGGCCTTGAAGTCGCGGAACTTGCGTGCTACGCTGGGCCCAACGACCCACACCTAGAATCAGTACCTTGGAAAGTCTATCCTAATAAGCCCGACCCCAGTCATCCACAGTTGGCTCTCTATAACAACAGCCCCAGTTCGCAGTTTGGCGAATTTTCTTTTAATCAGGTGTTACTTGATTTTCAGCCCGATATTGTCATGGATATACGTGACTGGTGGATGATGGAGTATCAGCAACGGTCACCATTCCGTGATTTTTTTCACTGGGCGATCATGCCCACGGTAGACGCTGAGCCACAAGACGTACAATGGATAAACACTTATTCATCTGCCGATGCTGTGTTTGCCTACTCTGAGTTTGGTCGCGATACCATGTTGAGTCAATCCGATAATCTTAAGTTTATTGATTTGGCTCCACCCGCAGCTAGTAATAGCTTTTTTCCAGTGCTGGACAAGGCACAACATAAGTTGAAAATGGGCATAGACCCAGAGACCATGATTGTTGGCACCGTCATGCGCAACCAAAGAAGAAAGTTATACCCAGACCTTTTTGAATCCTTTAGAGAGTTCTTAGATCGCACCCAAGACCCTAATGTATTTCTTTATTGCCACACGTATTATCCCGACATTGGATGGGATCTCCCCACCCTAATGGATAAATTCAATATTGCGAACAGGGTGCTATTTACATATAAATGCAAGCAGTGTGGCGAAATTTCTCCAGACTTCTTTCAGGACGCTGTTCAGCTTTGTCCGTCATGCGGAACCATGACAAAACAATTGACGGGAATCGCCAATTCCATAAGCGAACAAGAATTGAGCAAAATATATAACCTGTTTGATATCTATGTACAGTACGCTAACAGCGAGGGCTTTGGAATGCCACAGCTAGAAGCGGCATACTGTGGCCTTCCCTTAATTTCAACCTATTATTCCGCAATGCAATCCGTTGTCGATAATTTGGGGGCGGTTGGCATTAAGCCGCTTGCATATTCAGTAGAATGTGAAACGGGATGTAAGCGTGCGATTCCAGATAATGCGGCCTTCGTGGATTCTCTGGTGGAGATGCATGAAAACAAGGACAAGCTACCCCAACTTGGCAATAATATCAACCAACGGGCTAGGGATACATATACGTGGGACAAAACCGCCGATGTGTGGTTATCGCACATCAACTCAGTAGAGCCGAAAGATCCGCGACAAACTTGGTTTTCGCCGCCTAAAATTTTTCAACCAGCGCAACAATTGCCTCAAGGTGGCAGCATGATTGATAAAGTCAATTTCATTTTTACCAATATGTTACATAAACCTGAATGGCTTGGTGGCTATCTATGGAAAAGGGTTCTGCGAGATTGTACATTCGGCTACAGGTGTGAAAACTTAAACAAAGATTTTTATTTTAGTGAGTCGCATGTCCAATCTTATACATCCAATCAGCCATTCTCCATCAATGAAGCAGCTCAAGAAATGATCCATTTTAGAAATCAAATTAATCAATGGGAACAACAGCGCTCCCAGATGATTGGAGGGACTTCGCAATGATTAGCTTTATTATTCAGGGCCCAACACACGGTGCGCCAGAATTCGATTCTGACTACGGAAAAATAGCAAGTATGCACGCAATGTCAAAATGGACTGGGCAATCCGTAGTGCAAACTGACTATACTTTTACATCACAGGACAGCATTGACTCATTAAGAAAATGGTATCCGGGTTGCGAGATTATAATCTCCTGTTCCACGGGTGACGCTGACGACCTGAAGGATGTGGATCAGTTGTTTTACTATGGGCAGGATGTAGAAGCAGGGCTTAACAAGCAAATACTTACCAGTCAAGCGGTTAAGCACGCCACATACGACATAGTGTGCAAAATACGTAGCGACATGATTGCGGGAAGCAATGACTTGTTATGGTACGTCCGCAATGAGTTAGAGTCCAGACAGCGATACAAGAGAAACGAAAAATATGCCATGTTCAAAAGGTTTGTTTTTGTCCTTAATTACTTTTCTTACGTGGGGCTATTGTATCATCCATCTGATTGGATGTTCTTAGGACTTAAGGAGGATGTGCAAAGCATATTTGACATTCCACTAGACTCCGAAGATTCGGGGTGGGCAGTGGGGCCAGAACAATATATGTGTCTTCGGTGCATGGAGAATAACGGTTTTGAAAAATATATAGACTATGAGTGGGTAACCAAGAAGGCCAGCTCGACTGACACACAGGGCCGGTCGAAAGACGTGGCTAAAAACAATATTGCCCACGATAAAGTGGAATACGCAAAGCATGACTGGTGGAATGTTTTTTATAATAATTTTTACGTTCTAAACACGGGATGGTATCCACGCAAATTAACGGCTAAGCAAAAAGAAGTAATAAGTAACATGGAATCCCAGATGAATGCTCAACAATGGTATCATGGTCCGGGTCAATCCGGCCTCATGTGTCAGAAATACCCCCATAGAGTTGGCAGTAGTAATGTGGACATAATAAATCATATCGAGTGGGCGAAAGAGCACTGGAAACGAGTGGGGGCTAGGAGCTAGGAATAAAGATGAAATTTGACTATGCTTATGGCCTCCTAGAGGCACGCAATTGTGGCTCACGATCAGACCTAAGAGACCCTTTGTTTCATAAGGTCTTATCGTCTTTTGGCAGTAAGTCGATCAGTATTTTTCAGGTGGGGGCCATAGAGTCACTTGATTCTGGTTTTCGAATTGGTTCTGGATGGAGTGATGTCATATTTGGGGAACATATAAAAAAACATGGCGGACAAATAACGGTGGTCGATATTGACCTAGACCATCTAGCGCATTCAGTATTGATGGCTAGTGGCTTAGGTTATAAAATACAGCCCATATACGGAGACGCGGTGGATTATATTGAGGGGGGCCATGATTTATATTAT